GACAGCTCAAGCGCTTCTAGGCGCAGTGCGATACGTTTCGCCAAGGACATATAGCAAATCTGCCAACAAAATACGCCCTTGACACCTAGCATTTTTGCTACGTATAAGCGGGTGAGCATTTTTGCTAGGGAAACGACATGACATGAGCAGCCTCCTCGACAATCTCATAACTGATGCAGATAACTTTTCCAAGGAATCCGGTCTCGCGATCACGACAATTTCAAACAAGTTGTTTGGTCATGGTCAGCGGATCGATGACTATCGGAAGGGTACGCACAGCCCGAGCCTCAAGACGCTGGAGCGCGCTTACGAACGCCTCGCGGAACTTAAAAAAAAGCCGGAAGCTGAGGCAGCCTAATGTCTCAGGGGGCGCAATCAAAACCACGAAGCTGTGACCGAGGCGAGCGCCATGTGCAGCTCACCGGATTTGTAGGGGGCCTATAGATTATGGCCGGGGCGACTTGTGAAAGCTGCGAGCTGAAGGGCCGTCACGCCAAGGCGGTTAAGGAATACGTTTCCGTGTTCTCTGGCGAAAAGACAAAAGTCTGTGGACATTGCTATGTCGAGGCTGAGGCCATCCGACAGGCGTTTCAAGACTTCGATGATTATGGCGGGGTGACATACGACCCTGATCAGGACCGTGAGCGTCTGGGTGATCAGATGTGCCGTGTGTTCGACGCCTGCCTAGATGGTCAATGGCACACCCTGAGAGAGCTTTCAGACAAAACCGGCGACCCTGAGGCCAGTGTATCGGCTCGCTTGCGTGATGTTCGCAAGAAGTGGGGCAAGGCCGCGATGGAATCCAAACGACTTACCGAAGGAAAGGGCACGTGGGTTTACCGAGTCCACGTGCGGCTGGCGGCATGACGAAGAAACCCATGCCCCGCAAGGGCGATAATTTCAAGCTCATTGGGCCGGTCGCCCGTGAGGTTGTCGATAAACTGAAAAAGCGGGGCACGCTCAATGGAAAACCTACCAAGCAATCCAAGCGCTGAGATGCTTGCCCGTCATGGGCTTCGCTTTGAGCTTGCGCGCCTGCTTCTGCAACACGGGGCAGGGCCTCTTGAGGTCGCCCGCAAGACTGGCCTGGAAATCGAGCAATTGGATCACCTGATCGCGTCTGACGCTTCTGGAATAGGCAAAAATGACCATTCCGGAATTTCGTCTGCGGAGTTAGTCTCGTGACTTATAATTGCCGTGTATCTATTACGCCTACAGATGCGTGGACTGATCCAAATCTGTCGCATTTGCAGTGCCGTTTGCTTGGTCTGATCGGCTCATACATGGGCAAAGATCAAACCGCATGGCCTTCTCAAAAGCGGTTAGCTGAAGACCTGAACTGCTCTCGCGAAGCGATCAATCGTGGCATCAAAGCGCTCAAAGAGTTTGGGTACATTGATGTGCAGGAACGCAAGCGTGATGATGGCGGACAAAGCTCGAGTCTGATCTTTGTAAAGCTGGACCCACTGTCCCGCGACGATCACACCCCCTGTGACGCGACGATCACACCCCCTGTGACCTCTGAGGATCACACCCCCTGTGATCCCTACGATCACACCCATAAGAAAGACAAAGAAGAAAGACAAAATAGAAGTACGGGCGCAGATGCGGTTTTTGAGTTTTGGAACGAAAAAGCCAAGGGCATCCAGTCGTGGACAGTTCACCGCAAGCTGACCCGCAAGTATCGGGACATGATCAACGCTCGCATTAACGAGCACTCCGGCGAAGACGTGATTGCATTCATTGATGCGCTGTCACGCCAGTCATGGGCAACCAACGGCAAGTTTCCAACCGACAACCTTGAGTACGTCTGCCGACCAGGAACGTTCGCCAAGCACTTCGACAAGCTGGCTAATTCACAAAATCAAACCGGAGCGGTGACGCAAAGTGCTTCGATCATCCCAACGGGGCAAAAGGAGTCAATCGATGAGCTACTCGCAAAACGTGACGCCGAGCGCGCGGGAGGTCCTGCGATGGTCTGCGATGCAAAAGCAGGGAACGAACCAGAGAACGTGTCCCGAGTGCAGCCACACCCGGAAGAAGAAACACTTGAAATGTTTGAGCGTGACCCGCGAGGGGTCGAAGACGCTCGCATACTGTCATCACTGTAATTGGGGCTTCGGATATGACGCAGAAAAAGACAATCGGAAATCAGTTGGCGCAGTATCTGGCGAAGCGCGGTATCGATCTGGAGGTCGCGGAGAAGGCCGGCCTATTCAGCGCAAAACGCACCGCCCGAGGTTTAACGCCCGCGCCTGATGGTGAGTTCGTTGTCCTGCCATATGCCAAGGGCGCGAAGTATCGCAACATCAACACTGGTGAGTGGTTCCAGTCCGCAGGCGGCAACAAGACCATGTGGCTTCGTGACCTCTGCAAGGGCTGCGAGCAGCTGATCATCACCGAAGGCGAATGGGACGCGCTTGCGGCGATGTCCGCAGGCGTAACGGGCGTGATGTCTATTCCTGAAGGCGCGCCTAGTGAAACGGGTCGCAAGGCTTATCCAGCGATTGATGATGCGGCAGAGCTGATTGCTGCTGCTGATCGGATTGTGCTTGCGGTCGATAATGATGGTCCAGGTTCAGCCTTGTTTGAGGATTTGGTTCGCGTAATCGGCAAGGCCAAGTGTGCCTTCGTTGATTATCCGGACGGCTGCAAAGACCTGAATGACGTGCTGATGAAGCATGGCGAGGATGCTGTTCGGCAGGTTGTCGATAACGCGAAGCTGATCCCTGTCTCTGGCCTCTACAAGCCTGACGAGGTGCCTGATCTAGGTCTGGGCCGAGTCTACAAGGCTTACCTTGGCGATGACTTCGATGACCATATTGGGCTCTGCAAAAAACAGATCAGCGTTTGGACGGGTTACGCCAATCACGGCAAGTCTGTTTTGGTCAAGAATGTGCTGATGAACCTCGCGAAGCAGGGGGAGAACATCGCTGTTTGCGCCTTTGAAGATGACATATCGCGTAACTACAAGCAGGACATGTTGAAGATCTATGCTGGCGAGCATGAGAGTCGGGTGAGTCCGAAGCAGCGCGAAGAGTTTGAGGGCCTGTATCAGGACCGCTTCGTGTTCATCTCGAATGACCAGACGGACGACTTGCCAACAATGCCGTGGCTTTTGGAGCGGATCGAAATTGCGGCAAACCGCTATCGATCGGACTTCGTGGTCATCGATCCTTGGACGGAGCTGGTGAAGGATCGCCGCGAGAGCGTGATCGATCATATCGAGCGCGGTTTGAACGAGCTGAAAGCGGCGGCACGGTATTACAACATCCACATCATGATTGTTGCGCACCCTCGCAAGCCGGGGATTGATAGCGCCGATGCAAAAGTCCCAACGGGCTATGACATCTCGGGCTCTGCCCACTTCGCCAACAAGGCGTTCAACGGAATTACCCTGCACAGAACGCCCGTTGAAAATCTTGTCTCAATCACGGTCTGGAAGACCAAGCGGCAAGAGATGGGGCGAAACGGCGTTTTTTACATGAAATACGACCCGCTCAGTGGTCGCCTTCTATCGACAAACTCAAGCAACGTGGAGGCGATGTTAGCAGCATGAGACCCGGAAGACATGCCTGCCCAGAGTTCTGGGCTGATCGTATCGCCACAGCGGCGCGCATCGCAGAAGAGGGCGGTCGCCTTCAACAGGTAGCAGAGGCGTGGGGAACATCTCTTGCGCTAGTCTCTGTTCGCTTGCGTCAGGTTGCACCAGAGGTCCACACCCGGCTCAAGGAAAACCCTTGGCCAGGGTCGCACTCGCCTGATGAGGTCCGCCGTCGCCTTCAGATCATCCTGAACAGCAAATCCAAGACGGAAGCTGCAAGAGAGATCGGCATTACCCGCTCAGGTGTCTGCCGTTTCATGAATGATTACGCGCCTTTCGGGGCTCTCGATGCGCTGAAAGATTACGAGGATGCCGCATGACCCGCAAAGAACGAGACAAACAAACCTGGCGCATCGTGGGAGCAATCGCGGGCTGCTGGCTGTTCCTTGGATTTCTAAAGCTGAACGGGGTGTTTGGATGAGCATGTCAGAAGAGCACCGTCGATTGATCAACCATGTCCGCATTCGCCAGCTTCGAGCTGAGGCCGGGATGCAGGCCATTCTGATCTTCCTCTGGGGCCTGTTCGTTTTTGGAATGGTCATTGGAGCTTTGATCGCATTGGGAGCCGAGCAATGAAATACCAATCTCAAACCGCACCACAGCGAGCCTACCATGCCCGAAGCCGCGGCCTGGATCATTCCATGCGCCTACAGGATCAAGCGGAAGTGATCGCCCTGCGCCAAGGCGACGAAGCTGAAGCCCTTCGCAGACGAAACGCCAGACAGGATCTCTCAGCCAAGCGCAAGCGCTCAGAGATCAAGCCGATAGCCTACGGGATTATCCGGGAGCTGGGCCCGCGTGATGCAATCGGGTACATGCTGAAAGAGCGGTTTCTTGAGGAACGGCATGGGCGCACAGCCTTGATGCTTCGTGTCTACGAACTGCCAGCTCCGAAGTCGCCAAACCTTGAGCGTGTCGAAGGCAGCGGGTCGAGCGGCTTAGAAAACATCGTAGACGTGCGAATAAGACTCGCCAGAGCGAAGAAAGCCGCTGAGCTAACCCTACCTAGCCTAGAGTACAAAAAGCCCGTGTGCGGGCTCGTGTGCGGCATCATGACGATTGGGCAGGCAGGACGGATTCTGAGCGCTGACAAGAACAAGGGGCCGAAGCTCGCGAAAACCGCAGTGCGCAATTATCTGGAAGCAGCGGAGCCGTACTTTGGTAGAATCTCTTGACATCAGGGGCAACTTGGGTGATTTGTGCTACAACGCAGTTCGTGCGAACGCACTGGAGCTGCCTCTGAGCACATTTATGTACGTGACAAAGCACGTGTTTTGAGGTTATTTTCTAGATGCGTGACAGGCCGGTGGATCAGGAGATGCTGGACTTCCTCAAAGATTGCCTTTGGGAGGTCGCAGGCTTGACCGCTATTGAGGCGGAAGGAAATCCCCGCGTCGGCTGGACGACAGAGGAATGGGCCGAGTTTATTGAGCAGCGAGTTTCGCCGCGTTTCTCAGAGCTACTGACGCTTGATTGATTTTGGCTGTGGCTTCGAGCACCGCGGTTATCGTTTCCCGAACATCTGATTCATTGTAGACCAAGTGTTCTAACTCCCTCGGCTTTTTGCCCTGTCGTTTCAGAGGGGCAACTCGTATCCATTTGGCAGTCCACTTTTTCCATGCGGTGCGCCAATCACGATGGATGCGCAGAATGTGAATGGCGAAAGCGTGTTGCGGGCTCTGGTCTGAGATTCTGGTCGTGTTGTGCGAGATGTCGTTCCGAATCGTGTGAAGTCTCAGCAGGTGAGTCCGAAAGTCATCGGGCTTATCAATGTGCGGAGAGTGGTGCTTGAGGTACTGGTTAAGTCGGTTCGGAAACTGGAGCTCTACCTTGCCTTCTCGGAACGGTGTCTGGTTGAGCGGATCATTGGCAAACCAGATTGCGACAGCGACACGTTGCTCCAGTCTGCCCCATTCAATGATGAGTTCGCCAACGGCCTCGTGAGCCAGTTTTTTGTGAGAGGGTTTCTCGACCATGAGCAAGTTCCAGGATGATGATTTCAACAAAACCCTTCGGCGGCTCATGAGGTCTCCGCCGAAGGAGCAGAAAGATATGAAAAAGGGAAAGAGGAATGCGCCTTCACCAAAACGGAAGCCGGTTCGAGATTGAGCCCGATACTAGCAACGAATTGAAATGGCTTTCGGCGCATTCTGGCGATGTGGTCGCTGTTAGCTGTCAAGATTGTCATCAAGCCAGTCATTCACATCCTTGGGGCCGAAGCCATTCCAAGGACGCTTCAGACCGACCACATACAAGTTGTCATTTGAGTCGATCAGAGGCTTGAGTTTCGCAAAGATAGCGTCAGCGGAATCGCTTGTGTCCACGGCGTAACAAGACTCAGAAAGCCTCGCCCAATTCCCGTAGGTGTCTTTGATTTTCTTTGCCATCCGGGGACGGTTGGTCTCCCGATTGAGGTCATATGCAATTACTTTGGTGCCCATGGTAGGCCCTTTCACATTTAATGTGCGGGGCCTTGACCAGAATCAATGTCTGTCGCAATTGTTGCGAGTCACTAGACACCGTTCTTCCGATGGTGGCCCCGCTTAGGCCACCGGACGAGTAACGGGGGGGGCTGTGGAGGTCCCCCCCAATTCTCGGGACGTTCTAGCGGAATCCATGACTCGCCCCGTATGTCCATCCCCGTAATGGTCATTACGGTAGTTTAACGAATTTTTTGGTGCTTAGAGCGAATGCGTTTCAGCTTTTTTGCAAGCTGTTTAGGCGACCTTGGCTTGACCAATCCGCCGATAAGTCAGGCGCTTGCCACCGATCATCTTGAGCAACTGGTTGTGGCGTTCCTCGTCTTCAATGCCGAGGGCTGAGCGTCGGTTATAACGGAAGTCAAACTCACGCAGGTAGCGGAACAGGTGAGCCTCTCCGCAGTGCTGATAGACGCCGCGCATACCGCGCTTGAAAACTGAGAATACGTTCTCAATCGTGTTGGAGTGAACCTCGCCGCGGACATATTCGCCCGCTGAGTGGTTGGTGGTTCTGTGTGCGGCATACTCTTCGCCAGTCGTCGTGTAGAGGCGAGACTCGTCAGTGTAGAGCTTGGAGCGACGGTCAGCGTTGCGCACGAGGATTTCACGCACGGTTTTCTTCGTGGCCACGTTCACATGGAAGGTGCGGACACGGCCCTTTCGTTCGACAAGGCCGACGATAATACGCTTCTGAGCGCCGCCTGACTTGCCAGACTTGGTGTAGGGGCGTCCCTCACGCTTACGGCGTGGAGAGACGTACGGCACGTCACGCTTACCGTGGTAAGTCTCGTCAGCCTCTACGATCTTGCCTTCACCGCCCAGCGGATCGCCATCATGGTTCTCGCCCATGGCTTCGCGGATACGGTGGAACATGAACCAAGCGGTCTTGTAGGTAACGCCAATCATGCGGTGAAGCTGGTGCGCTGACATGCCTTTCTTCGATGAGGTCATCAGGAATGTCGCCATCAGCCACTTGTTCAGCGGCACCTTGGAGCGCTCAAAGACTGTGCCCACGGTTACAGTGAACTGCTTACGGCACTCGTTGCACTGATAGAGGCCCTTACGCTCAACGCCTTCGGGGTTCTTCTTGGAGGGACGCGAACGAGCACCAACAATTTTGGTGACGTGATCTTCGCCCACAACACCGCAATGAGGGCACACCGCACCATCAGGCCAGCGCTGCGCTTCAAGATGCTCGCGCGCTTTGTCCGGGTCGGTGAATAAAGGATTTGTAAGTTCCATAGCGGTCTCCGTTGGCCTAGAGAATGGGCCAACAGGGCTGCTTTGTCAAGTATATAATTGGCGTTGAGTGCATCGCGGGGCAATCCCACAAAATTGATTTCAACGACACGGACCCTAAGCGGGGCACTGTTCTGGCAAGATGTCCTCCTGAACAGCAAACTGAACCGTGTCGTCATTTTACAAAACTCGGAGAAACGAGATGAGTGATTCACTAAGCGAGCTTAGCGGAAGATACGAGCTCATGCGCGCCAAAATTGACGAGCTTGAGACCCGGCTCGAAAACCTGCCAGAAATGAAGCGCCGCCTGAGCGAGCTTGCGGAGCTTATCAAACAGGCGGTCTCTGAACAGCCCACGCCCCAATCCCCCTCCACCGAACAGGAGAGCGGGGAAACGGTCGATCAGCATCACAGGGCTGCGGCAGAGGGCATGGATCAGGCGCGAGACATCGGGAATATGACCTTCGCGGAGATCAACAAGGACGTGGATCTAACGGGGTTCTCCGGCTCGCCCAACGGCTCCACTGAACAGCCCGCCCCAGAAACGGACTAACCAACTTACCGACAAGGCAAGCCCACCCCACCGGACCGGGCACGCCTCCTTGCTTGCCCAGCCTTGTCGGTATCCCCAATTCCAGCGGCGCTCCCTACCGTTTGTTGACGGAACCCATGAAGTGAAGCGCATGAGTTTCGCCGCTGGAAACCCTTTTCGTAAAGGAGGACTGATCATGTCCGTACCATCCCTCGCTGATAAGTTCGTAAATGGCGTTGCCAAGACTACGGGCTTTACTCGCGATTTCACGGGCGACTTGATGGGCGCAGCCGGTGCCGGAGCAGGCACGTTTGCAGCTCTTGCATGGATGACGGGTAACACCGCCCTGTTGCTAAATCCGTTTGTCTGGATTTGCGCGGCCGGCGGAGCAATCGTCACAGCCATGACGTGGAAGCGGTTTCGTCGGAATAATCCCTGATGAGCAACACACGCGGTCGCCAAGCTAACCTGGACGACACCCGCCAATTCCGACGAGACTTGATGTGGTTCAAGTTCAAGGGCCGAGAGTACCAATACACTCCTGCCTTGCACTTGATGGCTCTCAGCAACTACACGCAAGCCACGGTGCAGAACGCAGATCAGGTCATCGTCCTCGTTGATACCGTCCGAGACGAAAACAAGATCATCCAGCACACCCGTAAGCGCAAACTCACATTGAACAGCCTTGAGCTTCAAACACTGCTCGACAAGTGTGATCGCACTTTACGCAAAATGGAAATCGCCCGCACCAAGGTTGATGAGGTGACAGCGTAATGCCAGATCACAAATATGTAGAATCCCGCGCTCAGGGTCGCACCTGGATCAAGCTGATCGACAACGGCGACGGCACACACTCGGTTGCAATGAATGACATAGCCAGCGAGTCAAAGCTTCAGGACATCGAATCCAAGCTGAACGACATCAACACCAAGCTTGCCGCGATTCAGGTTATTCTGAGCGGCACATTGACAGTCACTATAGGTTAGGAGGCAGCATGACAGATTTCAAAGCCATTCGAACAGAACTAGGCTTCACCCAGAAAGAGCTTGGCGAACTGCTCGGCATAGACCCAACCCAGATCAGCAAGGCAGAGAACGGACACGATGTCCCTGCTATGTATGAGTATGCGTTGAAGGGTCTGCAGGCGGAACTAGACGGTCGCACGGCGACTTCGGGCGAAGACACGGAGCCGCTCAAGGCCCGCATTGCTGAGCTTGAGGCGCAGCTTGTCGAGACGAATGCAAAGCTGATCGATGCGAACAACCAAATCATTGGCCTGAATGAGCAAGCGCTCACAGCCGCCAAGCGGGCGACAACCACTGAGCAGCCCAAACGCCGTGGCCTTGGACGCCCTAAAGGCGCTCAAGTGCATGGGATGGAGTAAATAGCTGTGACGCCTTGCTCAACGCCGCACTGTGTCGGCAAGAGCAAAAATGATTATCGCTGGTGGTTCTGTTCTCGCTGTTGGAAACACGTCAGCAAGACGCAGAAACGAAAACTGAAAGCGGCCACAAACTTAGCTGTGAAACGTGGCCACCCCTATTGCTGGACAGACCGAGAGCACAAAGAGCACGCCATATGTGTTGCTGACGCCAGTCTTGGCCGCTGTTTTGATTGAGAGGTGATTTATGCCCGCAGGTCGGCCAACCAAGTTTGATAAGCTGGACTTGGATCAGGTAAAGAGCCTCGCAACTCGTGGCTGGACTGATCAGGAAATGGCTGATCATTTTAAGGTTGCTCGCTCAACATGGTCTAAGTGGAAAATAGAGCACCCTGAATTTTCGGACACCCTAAAGGACTGGAAGGACGAGGCTGATAAACGCGTTGAGCGGAGCTTGTATGAGCGAGCACTTGGGTACAATCACCCACAGGACAAGATTTTCAACGACAGCGGCAAGCCTTTAATTGTGCCGACCATCAAGCATTATCCGCCTGACACAACCGCCATGATATTTTGGCTTAAGAACAGACAGCCCGAAGATTGGCGCGATAAAGTGGAAACTGAGCACTCTGGCAAAATTGGGTTTGAAGGCATTGAGCGTGTCATCATCGATCCTGAAGCTGCCGACAGCTAGGGTCTTCGTTCCATTATGCCAGCCATCACGCTACAAGGGCGCGTGGGGAGGCCGAGGCTCCGGTAAGTCACATTTCTTTGCTGACTTGATGGTAGAGACGGCCCTACGCATCCCAGGCTTCCGTGGCGTGTGTGTTCGTGAGGTACAAAAGACGCTCGCTGAATCAGCAAAGAAGCTGATCGAAGACAAAATCATCGCGATGGACGCTGGCGGGTACTTCACGCCACAACAAGACAAAATCATAACACCGGGCGGCGGCTCAATCCTGTTTCAGGGTATGCAGGACCATAACGCTGAGTCGATCAAGTCACTTGAGGGGATGGATAGAGCTTGGATCGAGGAAGCCCAGACACTTAGCGATAGATCGCTGACACTGTTAAGGCCAACAATTCGTAAGGAAGGTTCAGAGATTTGGGCGAGCTGGAACCCGAGACGTAAGGCGGACGCGGTTGATAAATTCCTGCGTGGTGAGAACCCGCCAGAGGATGCAATCATTGTCCGCGCCAACTGGTCAGACAATCCTTGGTTTCCAACAGTGCTTGATGATGAGCGCTGTCATGACCTGGATCATTACCCGGATCGCTACCCGCATGTGTGGGAAGGCGAGTATGCCACGATTGTCGAGGGCGCTTACTACGCGAAGGACTTGGCGCTTGCGAGACAGCAGGGCCGCATAGGCCGGGTCACGAATGATCCGCTCCTGCCGATCCGTGTCTATCATGATCTCGCGTTTAGTAGTTCGGACCAGGCTGATGCTTACACGATGTGGGTGGTTCAGTTTGTAGACCGCGAAATCCGGGTGCTGGCTTACTACGAAACGCAAGGCCAAAGCCTGCAACATCATGTACGCTGGATACAGAACTGGATGCGCACAAATGATGTGAGCCATGTCATTCACCGCTTGCCGCATGACGGCACGAGACCGGACGGCTTGGGCAAACGCTTTGAGGATCACTGGAGAAGCGCCAGCACAGACGAATATGGCTGGACGGTGGGTGTTATCCCAAATCAGGGCAAAGGCGCGGCCATGCAGCGAGTAGAGGCAGCGCGGCGGCATTTTAACAAGGTCTGGTTCAACGAGAAAGAAACAGAGGCCGGACGTGAGGCATTGGCGTTCTATCACGAGCGCATTGATGAGAAGCGCCAGATCGGCCTTGGGCCAGAACATGATTGGTCATCACATGGCGCTGATGCGTTCGGATTGATGGCAAGTGACTATGTGGAGCGCCACGGCGAGCGCCCAAAGAAACGGGATTACAGCTTTGACAAACAAGACAACAGCTCAGCGTGGTCGTGGTGACTGACGAAGAAACCGAAGTGCTCAGCGAGCATGACGAAATCCTGGCTAAGCTTGATGGCTGGTCTCGTGACATAGATCGCCACTGGTCAGAATGGCATGAAGAGGCGCAAGAGTGCCTGCGCTACACTGCGGGCCATCAGTACAGCCAGAAAGAGCTGTCAGACATCAAGGGCTCACGCAAAATCCCGGTCACGTTCAATCGGATCGGGCCTGTGATTGACGCGGTTGTCGGGTCAGAGATTCAGGGACGCCAGCAGACACAGTATCAGCCTCGTGAGCTTGGAGATGCCAAGGTCAATGAGATGCTGACAGAAGGTGCTGACTGGCTTCGTGATCAGTCTGATGCTGACGGTGAGGAATCGGATGCTAAGCGAGACGCTTTTATCTGTGGTCTGGGCGCTGTTTCGACAGAAATGGAGTATGAGGAAGACCCGCAAGGCAAGGTGATCTATCGCCGTCTTGAGCCGGGGTCTGTTTTCCCTGATCCGAGAGCGCGCCAGTCCAATGCCTATGACGCCCGGTTTATCCGCCATCGTGACAAGCTGAGCCGCGACGAGTTCAAAGAGCTTTATGGCGATGTGAACGGCGTGTTCGATGATGATGGGTTGATTGCGACGAATGACGCTGACCCGCGCAACAGTTACAAGGGTGATGACGATACCAATGAAGAGGATCTGGTAACGGTAGACCTCTGGCAGTGGTACGAGGTGGATACGGTTATTCTGACGCCAAGCCAGGACGGTCTGAGCGTGAAGGAATACACCCGCGAGCAGTTTGAGGCGCTTGAACAGGCGGCAACTGAGCAGGGTTACAAGCTGGAGAGCGTCACCCGGCGTCGTCGGCGCTATATGACGGCCCTGCTGAGCGGTAAGACGTTTCTTGAGGAGCCGCGGCCGCTGGAGTTCAACAAGTTTACGATCCAGTTCATCACTGGCAAGCGCGATCAGGGTAAAGGCGTCTGGTACGGGCTTGTTCGGCCTATGATTGACCCGCAGAAGTGGGCAAACACGTTCTTCAGCATGTTGCTGCATATGATGCGCACGAATGCCAAGGGCGGCGTTATGGCTGAAGAGGGCGCGATTGGTGACAAGACCAAGTTTGAGCAGTCTCTGGCCAGCTCTGACGAGGTAACGATTGTTGCTGATGGCGCGATCAGCCAGAAAAAGGTCATACCGAAGCCGCAGCCTAACTACCCGGCAGGGATTGACCGGCTGATGCAAGAGGCGGTTGGGGCAATTCGTGATGTCACGGGTGTTCCGAGCGAAATGCTGGGGCTCACTGATCGTGATCAGCCTGGGGTTCTGGAAGCGCAGCGCAAACAGGCCGCTTATGGGCTTCTGGCGACGTTTTTCGAGAGCTTCCGGCGTTATCGCAAGCTGAATGGCGAGCTGTTGCTTGAGTTCATGAAAATGCTTGGCCCTGAGACGCTTGTGCGGGTCACTGGCGAGGATGGTATCCAACAAGCCTATGTGCAGCTTCAAGCGCTTCTGGGCGGTCCTGACGCAAAATATGACGTGATTGTCGATGAGATGCCTGCTGGTCCGAACCAGAAAGAGCGCACATGGGCAATGATTACGCAAATCGTGCCTGCGGTGCGTGATCAGATGACGCCGGAGATGTGGGCCGAGTTTATCAAATACAGCCCATTCCCTGACAGCCTGTCGATCAAGCTGCGCGAAATCATCATGAACGCTGAGCAGAGCCAGCAGGAGCAGATTATTCAAGCGCTGATGCAGCGAGTGCAGGGTATTGAAGGCCAGATGCAACAGGCTGGCTTCCAGATGGATATGCAGGACAAGGCTGCTGACATTCGGGCCAAGGACGCGAAGACTGAGCAGACACAGGTTGAGACGCTTGCAACGATCATGCGCCCAGACCCTGATCCGCAAGTCGTAATGTAATCGCCTTCCGCTGAGGCGTTATTCAGCGAGACACTAGACCAGACCGGAGTGAACATATGTCTGAGACACAGGTTGTAGAACCCGTGAATGAAGAGGTTGTGCTTGATGACAACGCAGCCGCAATTGCTGAACAGCAAGCCGAGCTTGATGAGATCAATAATCCTGATCAACCAGCAGAACCGGAGCCGGAACCGGAACAAAACGCCGAGCCGCAGGCCCAGCCTGACGATAAAGCCGCTAATCTGCAAAAGGCCCTCTCTGAGAGCCGGTATGCACAGCGGCAAACTCAACGCGAGTTGAGGCAATTGCGTGAACTGATTGCGAATGCAAGCCCGCAACAGAACGCGCCACAGGAGCAGCAGGTAGAGCTTGACCCGGACGGTGACCCTATGGGCACGCTGCGCTATGTCACGGCTCGCCTGCGCGCTTATGAGCACCAGGAACAGCAACGTCAGAAGCAGGCGGAGCAGGAGCAAGCTCAACAGCAATTTGAGGCAGAGATTCAGAATACATGGCGTGAAGGTGCTGAAGTGTTCCGCGCCGAGCAGCCTGATTATGACAAAGCCGCTGAATACCTGATTGAATCACGGATCAGCGAGCTGAAATCGCTTGGCCACTATAGCCAGCAGGAACTGGCGCTACAGGGCTTTGCTCCGCAGCAAATCGATAATCCGAACCATCCGAACCCGGTCTGGTCTATCGAGGCGCATGTGAAAAACGAATATCAGGGCCTTGCCAGCACATCACGTCAGAACGGGCAGAACCCGGCTGCACTGGTCTATGGTCAAGCGGTTGCGCGCGGTTATGTGGCCTCGCAAGATCCACCTGCGGATGATCCAAACCCGCAACCTGCGCCCGCACCTGAAAACGCCCCGGCTCAGCAGCAGCTTGAGGCGATCAAGAAAGGCCAGCAGGCTCCGAAAACGACACGGGGCAGCGGCGGCGCGACAGCATCGGGAACTGTTACCGAGGAAATGCTGAACAACGCCAAGACAGACAAAGAGTTTAACGAGCTTTGGTCGCGGTACGAGAAACAATACGCGTCATAGTTTGTTCATCGGGTGCCGACTGCCCGCAATAGTCGAGATTCGCTACGGCCTGCGTCAAAGCCGATTCCGCCCGCTCACGGCGTCAAGTGAAGCGCTTTCCCTAGAAATTTAATCAAAGAGAAGCATCATGGCTGAAACCGTTTTTGGCGTTAATTCGCCGGAGACGAATAAGGTCTGGTCACGCAAACTCTCGATTGAAGCGCTGAAGAAAACTTACGTCGGCAAATTCATCGGGACGGGTGCCAGCTCCCTTATTCAAGAAAAGAAAGACCTCAAGAAGACTGCGGGTGACCGCATTCGCTGCACTCTGCGCACTTTGCTTAACGGCGAAGGTGTTCAGGGCGACGCCATTCTTGAAGGTTCAGAAGAATCCCTCACGACCTACACTGATGACTTGCTCATCGATCAGGTCCGCCACGCGGCGGATGCTGGCGGGCGCATGTCACAGCAGCGTGTTCTGATGAACATGCGTACCGAGTGTCGTGATGCGCTGTCGGACTGGGCTGCTGCCCGGATGGACCGCTGGTTCTTTACGCAGATTTGCGGGTATACCGGCGGATCTGTCACCGAGCATGGCGAAACCTATGATGGCACAAGTTCCATCTATACGGGTAACAATGCCACGCTCGCACCATCGACCAATCGTCACTTTTTCTCTGAAACCGGCGCGACCGCTGACGAGGATCTGGACAGCACGGGCGATGACATGGCTCTGAGCCTTCTGGATGATCTGAAAGTCGAGGCTGAACTGGCCTCACCGATGATCAAGCCGGTCATGTATCAGGGCGAGAAACTGTATGTGGTGTTCATCCACCCACGCCAGGAGCGTCAGCTCCGCGCCGAAGTCGGCACGGCGGGTTGGTATGACATTCAGCGTGCATTGCTTGAAGGTGGAACTGGCAAGAGCCAGAACCCGATCTTCAAGGGCGGCGCTGGCATGTACAACAACATGATCATTCACACCTCTTCGCGGGTCACTCAGGGCGTTAACTCGTCCACGGGTGCGGCAATCAGCACTGTGCGTCGTGCGGTTCTGTGCGGTGCTCAATCAGCAGTGATCGGCTTTGGTCAGGGTGACAGCTTCGGAAGCTGGAACTGGGCTGAGGAAGAGAAAGATTATGCAAACAAGCTTGGCGTTGCGGCTGGGTGGATCGGTGGCCTGAAGAAAGCTCGCTATAACAGCGAAGACTTCGGCACGATGGTTCTCTCAACTTATGCGCCAGCAGGATAAGGAGGGCTTGATATGGCTGTAGGAACCACTGGTCTTCAGTATCAGACCAAGCAAACGCACTTCCTGCGCAAGGATGTCAGCTACACGGATGACGGCACGACCGTTACTGTGGGCAAGCTGCCTCCCGGCGCGATTGTAGTTGGTGCAGGCGTGGTTGTGTCCACGGCGTTCAATGCGGGTACGTCCAACGTGCTTGACATTGGTACGTCAGGTGACGGGGACGGTTTTGCGACCGATCTCGCGCTCGGCACAATCGGCAATATCGTCTGGGACGAACTGGCGACATCAAATGACCTGTATTCTACGGGCGAGGTTACTGTGACGGCGGCGGTTGCGTTGTCTGGCACAGCGGCCACGGCGGGAACGGGTCACGTGTATGTCGAGTTTATCCCGGCTGATCCGGCAGTTGCTGCTTCGTAAATGAGCACTTTTGCCACGCTCAAAGCTCGTGTTGCGGATGAGTTGAACCGGTCTGACCTAACAAGCCAGATCGCAACTGCCGTGACACGGGCGATTGAGTATTATGCGAGAGAGCGGTTCACGTTCAACGAGGGCCGCTCTACCGCTGCCACGGTTGCGGATAATCAGTATGTCACGTTTCCATCCGGCTTGCGGGTGGTTGATGGCGTATTGGCGACTATTGGCAGTAACACCTATCCGCTTGTGCGGATGGAGTTTGATGAAATGGAGGCTTGGCACGGCGCGACGAACACGACCGGCCAGCCAATAGATTTTTCAGTTCGTGATGGTCAGTTCCGGATCTATCCGACCCCGAACCAGGCTTACACGCTGACGGTACTGGG